CCGCTACGCTCAGATGCGTTTCAAAAATGTTGTCTTAGAGTACCTCACCCGTAGGGTCTAAGATAGCGAAGAAACCACTGGGGTAGATAAGACTCTGCTCCCCGTAGCAGATGACCCTTATGGAACCATCAGAATCAAGAGCCTCCTTTAAGCTCTTGAAGCCTGAGGATATAGAGAATTCCTCCTCTACATCCCTCCATAAGGACCAAGCACCTTAGTACTCCTGAGGACCTCCTAATTATATGAACTAAGAGAGGATAACCAATAGCCTTCAGACCTAATCAGTCTCAGGATTATTAATCCCTAACCGCCGTCTGCTCGCCCATTGTTACGACTCTATTAAAGTCATTATCATCTTAGTTCATATAGTAAGAGAAGGCGGTACCCCCGTGTACCACCTAACTCGTGGGGTTCACCCTCAGTTGTTACTGGAAGCTGGTAGGTGCGGTACGGAATGGGGTAACACCCACATCCTACCAGTCTTACTCCAGGCGACACAGAGCGCCTCAGGTAAGATACCGTCTTAATTTAAGGTTAATTAGACCTTAAATAAACCCAGCTGGGATACCAGATTGTCGGAACAGGCTTGAGTATCGGTACCACTTCTTCAAAATACCCATCTGATCTTTCGGGATATCATCCCTAGAGAGCTTATGGATATTTCGAGGAAGGGGTAACGCCCCGAGCTCAACTTCAATCTCCCTAAATTGAGCCCAGAGTTCCTCCATAACACCCCAGTCAAGGGATGTTAGGACGAATTCTTCAAGTTTGGTTCGTAGGTCCCGTGCAGCAATATATGCATCGAGGAAACGCTCTCTATACACAGTCTCATTTAGAGAATCGATGATGAACAACGGGGTTGTTCTCTCGATCCCGGGGTGGGAATCCTGACGCCCCCCTTCCACAGGGGACGGCAGGGCCACTGACCAAGCTGCTTTATTAGAACGTTTCTGAGACATATAGTGCTCCCGGTCTCGCTTTACAGTTCCTAGACGATAGGCTTCCTCTAATAAAGGTCGCATATCATCTAGTCTCGACAGCAAGAGACTAATCTCATGCTGAAAGAACCGTAAAACAAGACTTTCGACACGGTCTACAAAGTTATAACGAGTGGATACCGTTTTCATTGGTAACCAGAACGCTAACCCTTTGTAGGCTGGGCCTGCGGGACCATAGTAAGCAAGAATGTAGTTACGGAGCCGTTTTGGTAAGAATACCAATCGCTGGGAAGCAGCTGCTTTTGCTTTATACCCATAACCTAGGACCGACATCGTCTGTCCTAGAGTTAAAGAGTACTTCCGAATAAGCTCGAGGAGGCCGGCAAAGGATTGCCGACCAACCACGAACTCTCGGAAGGAGACCGGAGAAACGTCCATTCCTTTATAGAATGTACGTTTCGCGAACTCTAAAGCGCGGCCTGAACCGGAGACCATAGATTTATGGGCTCCGATTCCTACGCCCATACGACGCATTAATGCCTCGTACTCCTTGGCTACAGACCGGCTTGCTATAACTACGTCATCTCCCAAGACGGCGTAGCCTGCGAACCAACCTGTTCCTAAGCGCACCTTACCTGCTTTAAAGGCAGACCACTGAACGAACGCATGATGAATGAATGCAAGCATAGCCCAAGAACTCAATGCTCCCATTGGTTGACCGGTACCATATATGAGATAGCCTTGCTCAGCCAATTTGAAAGAATATTTCTTTCCTTCAAATGAGGTAGAGTAGGTCTTCCCACAATGGTATTTACGACCAACCAATAAGGTCCCCCATAATTCGGCCCCCCAACTTGTTAGGAAGGGAGACAGAAGACACTTCTGCAAGACGATAGGTATCCGATCAGTGGCAGCCGATAGATCGAATGAGTGCAGGGAAATGAAACCTCGAGTAATTACTTCTTGGTTACGTTTCCATGCAATCAACCGATGAATCGGTCGCAACTGATCGAAGGTACCGTCTTGACGAATTAATGAGAGAAGCTGAAACAGAGTGCTATGTAAGCCCTGAAACAGCCATTGAGTAAAAGGATCCACCATTGCAAAGACTCGAAGCTTCCCTGCTGGTTCCTCTTTGAACCCCAGGCGGCCTAAGTGGTTAGTTGCTTCGAAAGGACACCCAGGAGAGCCAGGAGCTAGGGGTAAGGAATCATTCCATACCCATAACTCTTGGCCCCACTGCTCTATCCGGTTAATGACCCAATTCGACTGTGTCATATTACACCAATCCTTCAAATATTGAAAGAGAGGAGATATGAACCAGGCGTAGGCACTAGCCAGAAGAGTAGCGGGCGATGTCGACTGGGCCCCTCCGGGCACATTACCACCTTTGATCGCCGGGGAACTTTTTGAAATCATAAAGGGTTTAGCTTTAAGCCTCTTCATGAAGTTTAATGGAGACCAATCCCCAAGCCTTACCCTACTCATTATAGATTTCCGGAATCTAGATAGAGAGAGTAAGAAGTGGGTCTGTAGGAATTGACTAAATTCCCACAGCAATTGGGGCTCCATCGAACTTCCGTCGGTGATAGTTGATAATTTTGGAGATAACTTGCAATCTAAGACCCTATATAGGGCAAAGATTGTAAGCCAAAACCGAATACACCAAATATCACCTGCACGAATCCTCTGGCGATGGATAGCCGGGATTATTGAAGGACATCCACTGTGCGTTCGACCGACTCTGGCACCAAAAGGTGACAGGTCGTGTAGTCTTTGGCCCCCAATATATTGTTGAAAGATAGAGTAACAAGCTTTTAGATAAATAATTAAAAACTTATTACCTCCTTTCTTTCAAATAACATAAAGGGAAGCCAATGTGGTAAGGAGAACTTTGACAACTGATAGGTTAACTCTTCGCCCCAGCAGTGACACCATACATAATATTGGTGTCACTGCCGGTCGCCCAAGTTTTACCTTGAGCATGGCATTAAGAGACGCAAAAGAGCTTAGCAGTCGACTCCATGCTCGACTAGACACTCGTTTAGTTGTTGCATTGTTGAAGACAGTTAAGTTCTTTTGTTATTCATTAGAATCGTCTCTTAAACTTCGGTTTCTCCGGATGGAGGCCGCAGCCAGCCTTGGAAGGCTTTGGAAGAGGTCCAATCAGGCTTATCAGTTCTTATCTCACCGCAGCCACAAACCCATTCTGATTACTCAGAAATTTCTTGTGACCACGGATCGACCGAAACAGATACCTGCCGTACATAGACCAAACGAGGTACTTTCCCTCCAAGGTTTAGGGGTGTCAGCCCTTTCCCCCTGGCGCCCTAAACGAATAAGGCTAGGTCATCCTTCCCCGTTTAAGTCTACGCACGTCCAAATAGGACGTTGGGGTCACTCCCCAGATGCGAGCCACTAGAGGCACTCCCATCTGAGAAACGCCATCCGGCGGATTTTCAGATGTGCAGGGACGAATGTCCC